GTCAACCGACTATTGGTGGCGTATGATCGCCTTGATGCGATGTATGATGCCCACCACGCGCTATGTGATGTGTTGGATGGAGTGTTCTATATTTTAAAAGAACATCTTGTCATTGATGAATCCTCAATGAATTACTCGTTAAGACAGATTGTAAAAGCACGACTGCCACAGGAGGATAAACTTGGTGCGATGCGAGAGCATTGGGAGAAAACACAGCCTAGTACAATATCAGAATCAGATATGAAAGCTACGTTGGGTGGGCGATATGAAAAGCCACAGGAGACTCAACCCAAGAACCACATACCCACTAAGGGCATTGTGTCTGAGGACGAGCGTAGAGAGCGCGAGTTGGACGCACTGATGGGAGATAAATTTACAGTACAACCACAGGAGGTACACATTGAACCACAAGATAGCGCGAATGAGGATGATGAACGCGATACGCCTAACCCTGTATTACAATCAGGAAGCGCGGATATGGAATCTATGAGCGTTGACGCGATAATGGGGGAGGCACAGGATGATGTCATAGATGTGATGAGTATGGCATCACATCTAAAAACCTATAAGTTAGTGGAGGCACAGGATGAAACACAAGATTTCACGTATGAAGATGATGGCGTGGTCAAGGAGGCGGAACAAGGCAATGAGCAGTGCGAGAATGGCAGTGTTCCATTATTGGGCAGTACTGAAACTGTTGACGCGCTGATGGGGGAGATACGTGTCAATGTGGAGACAATTTTTAGTGATGCTCTTTATGATGAGAAGCCATATGAAAAATGCTATCGCCAGTATACTGAACGTGTAATGGTGTATGTAAGCCCCATCATAGAGCGATTGGTGCGTGAGCGCAATGAGGCTGTAGCACTCGATAAAGATTCTTGCAATCGCATTGATGTACTCATAAGACAGCGCGAAGAACAACAAATACGTGCTGTAGGCGCAGAGTGGGCTAATAAAGAGCTGAGTCGTAGCGAGGCTTATTGGAAGGAACGTGCTGAACGCGCAGAGGCAGAGCGCAACGCAATGCGCGAGTGTGTGGATGTGTTGCGAGATCATCACAGCGCAAAATATCACGGAGACTGGTTCTATCGCAGGGAGAATGCCCTCGCCAATTATGACAAGGCTCAGAAAGGTGGTGGCGAGTGACAGCACAAGAATTAACACCAGAACGCTGTCGATGTTGATGTCTATGGCATTGTGGGTGAGGCCAATGCTGAGAAATTGATACGACTTGCATTTGCTTCAATGTCGAGTCAAGGTATGGTTTGTGTGGAGAATGTAGAAGCAAAATAATAAAGGTGACACACTGGCACCCAAATAAGGAAATCAAGCGTGCAAAAAAAGACTGTTGACAATTCGCACAAAATAGCCCATTTTATAAGAGAGCACACCCACACGCCAGTAAATGAGTGGGTAAAGGTTCAGTGTTCGTCTTGTCGCACAGTAATTGCACAGGCCACACACGGCTCCAAGCTCAGAATTAGATGCCGACGCTGCAAAGAATACACGACTATTCAAATATAGCACAGGCCCAATAAGAAAACCCTCTCCTTCCGTGGAGACTCAGGCCCATAAGAGCATTACGCTCTTGTGGGCCTTTTTTTGTTCTGGTGAGATATGGCATATGCACAAGATACGATAGCTGCGGTAATGGCAGAGTTGGCGTTGGGAATGTCTGCGAGGAAAGCAGCAGAAAAACACGGAGTAACGCACCCAACGGTGATTAAGTGGGCGAAAAATTTTCCAGAACTTTCCGAGAAAAAGGACATTGGCGATCTGGTAGAGGATCACCTACGTAATGAACTTAGAACCCTCAGTGCTATTGCAGAGCATACCACCGACAAAGAATGGCTGGCAAAACAATCAAGCGATGCTCTTGCCATTCTCTACGGAGTTATGTCAGACAAAGCCCACGCTAAACTGGCAGCCCTCGCAACAGCCCAAAGGCAGCACCAGGCAACACAAGAAAATATCACTAATTGATTATACGCTTCAAGCAATGCCCCGGTATCAAGTGGCACCGCACCATAGGGTATTGGCGCAACAGTTGGAGCGGGTGGCAAAAGGCGAGTGCAAGCGATTGATGGTGTTTATGCCTCCGCGCCACGGCAAGTCACAACTGACAAGCATACAGTTTCCAGCGTGGTTCATTGGCAATTATCCAGATAAAGAGATTATATGTGCAAGCTATGCGCAAGAACTGGCTGCACATTTTGGCCGTGAAGTGCGCAACCAGGTATCAGACGCAGAGTTTAAAGACACTTTTGGTGTCAGTCTCGCAGCAGATAGCACAGCCAAGCATCGGTGGAATACTAGCGAGGGTGGCTCATACGTCGCAGCCGGTGTTGGTGGAGCAATAACCGGTAGAGGTGCACACCTACTTGTAATCGATGACCCGGTAAAGAATAGAGAAGATGCCGACAGTGAAGTGTATCGTGATAAGGTGTGGGATTGGTATCGATCGACAGCGTTTACTCGACTAATGCCGAATGGTGCCGTTGTTCTGGTGATGACACGTTGGCACGATGACGACTTGGCCGGCAGACTGTTGGAGCACGAGGGTGATCAGTGGGAAGTTGTCACGCTCAAAGCAATCGATCAAGACAAGCCGTTGTGGCCAGAGTGGTACAACCTTGAAGCATTAGAGCAGATACGGTCTACCATTGGCCCCAGAGAGTGGTCAGCCCTATACCAACAGCAGCCGACACCAGACGAGGGTGACTACTTCAAGCGTGAGTGGGTAAAGTATTACGATGAGATACCAAAGCATTTGCGCATTTACGGTGCATCAGATTACGCAGTAACCGCCAACGGTGGTGATTATACGGTTCACGGAGTCATTGGGATAGATCCTGATGACAATATGTATGTGCTGGACTGGTGGCGAGAACAGACGGACAGCTTAATGTGGGTAGAGGTTGTCATTGATATGATGGCCAAGCACCGGCCCTTGATATGGATAGAAGAACAAGGGCAGATCATTAAAGGTGTCGGCCCATTTCTCGACAAGCGTATGCGTGAGCGCAAAGTGTATGTGGTGAGAAAGCCACTCGTATCAAGCAGGGATAAGTCAACACGAGCACAGAGCTTTAGAGGCCGTATGGCAATGGGCAAGGTGTTCTTTCCGAGAGATGCGCACTGGACCACCGATTTGATACACGAGACATTGCGCTTTCCGTCAGGCACACACGATGACCAGGTAGACGTATTAAGTTTGTTCGGCAGAATGTTGGACGATATGCACAGGGGCACGGTGCCACGACGACAGGCAAGCACGGCATTTGATTCACCGGAATACATACGATCACAGATAAAGCAGCTGGGCCAAGCGAAGTTTGGGGAGTTTGCATAAGTGGAACTGGATAAAATCAAATATTGGAAAGACACCATTGCAATGTGTGAGCGTGCTCATAAACCGCGAGTGAAGCGGTGGAATGAGCTTAAAGAACGCTTGGGCACAAAGTTTGAGGTCAAAGGTGTCAAAGATCCAGTGATCATATCGCGCTTCTACAAGATTGTGCGTGAGGCGATTGCTTCTGTGGCGTTTAGGTATCCACACGTATTCTTGCAAGCCGAGGATGACCCTGCTGATCCGTTGAGTGGTGAAGTGCTGCGCGATGCGTCAGACATTCTTGAGGACTTCGCAAACGATGGCCTTGAGATTATGGATGTCAAACCACGTATGCAATACGCTATTTTTGATACGCTGTTTTGCTCGCGTGGTTGGTTGAAGATTGGATACAGCAATAGAACGGGCGTGGTGGCTCCTTATATCGGCTCTGATAAGATGCCCGATGATTTTACGTATGTAAGCCGTGTGAAGCCTGAGAACATATTGGTTGATCCACTGACATCAGCAGAAGATATGCACAGTGCCAGGTATATCATTGAGGTGATGTATCCAGAGCTTGAGGCACTTATTGCCGATCCGCGCTTCAGTGGTTCAGTGACACAGCTTAAAGGCTTGAAGAACGATAGGCGCACCGGCACGGCCAAGCCCTTTGATGGCGATGAAGATGACAAAGATGATGGCGAGATGCGCGAGGTGTTGGCAGAGGCCCACAGGCTTGCAGGCACCGTCAAACTTTACGAGGTCCACGACAGGACGAATCAGAAGCGTATTTGTTTTGTTGAAGGTATCGAGCAACCCATAGAAGATATTGAGCATCCATTCTTGGCAGAGGTGGTAGAGAATAGGCCGGACCCAAGCACCGGCCTGCCCTTGTTGGCGTTGGCTGATCGGTTTACGGGTGCCGAGGGTGTTACGGCTCGCAAGAAGTTTATCGTTGAGGGTGGCTTTCCGTTCTTCAGTATCTGCTTTGACACGTCAGACGATTTTTATCCAGAGCCGATGATGGCGTATGAGAACCCGATACAAAACGCGATCATTAAGAGTGTTAGTCGTAGGATGGATGTGCTGGATCGCTTCAAGCGTATGGCCAAGACCACACGCGCAGAGATGGACAACAACCCCGATCTGGCTAATAAGCTGAAGAACCCCGAAGATGGCGAGTTGTTGGTGCTGGATAGCATTGACGCATTGCAAGAAGTCAACTGGGGCAGTATTCCGAGTGATCAGATACGCATAGAGCAAGATATGTTGCGGTATGAGTCGGAGATTGTGCGCACAACGTCAAACAGCAACCCCGACACAGCGACAGAGGCCGCACTAAGTGCAAGTGAGACACAGCTTAATCGTGAGTTTAACCAACAGCCTATTGAGGATGCCTATATCTGGGTTATTCGCAATATGTTCACCATTCTGAGCGATGACCGTTACTCACCAACAGCACACAATTTGCGTTTGACGAGTGTGCAGGGTGCTCAGATGATTGACGCTACGCTCAAGTCGTGGATGTTGCGAGGCGTTTACAATATCAATATCGCTGCTGGATCAATGAACGTGCTGTATGAGTCGATGCAGAAGGACAAGGCTTTGAGTATGGTGAACTTCTTACGACAGTCACCCAATGTAGACCAGATAGAGCTTGATAAGATGGTGATACGTGCACACGGTGAAGTGGACCCTGACAAGTTGTTGAAGCCCGAAAGCAATGTGGATGCTGCCAAGGCCGCAGAGCTTGAGATACAGATGTTCTTCTCAGCACAGCACGACCCTGGTGTCACGCAAGGTGAGGATCACGATACACACATACAGTTACAGAACCCCAATGCTATTCAGCGACACCCACAGTTTGCACAATTACCGCCTATGCTTAAACAACAGGTTTTGCAAGTTGCGAATCAGCACACACAAGCGCACCAGCAAGCGCTACAACAAGAGGCAGGCCGTAGTGGTGGGCCGGTAAGTGCTGATACTGGCCCCAATGACCTTATTGGTCAAGTACAGAGCAATGCACAGCAAACCGCCAACGCTGTTGAGCAAAACGTGAAGGGATGATATGCCAATACACGACTTCAAATGCACCCAATGCCAACACGTAGAGCGTGATTTGATCTTTCGCAGTGCAGAGGTGCCAAGAGTGCGCAAGTGCGGAGGATGTGGCAAGCGTGCAAGTGAGCAGGTATTTGATCAGTTTGGCACGGCACAGATACACAACGACCACTCAGGAATGTATGGGAAGTGGCACCCACAAGCCGGGGAGGTGATCCAATCATACAGCCACAAGAAGCAGTTAATGAAGAAATATGGTTGGGAAGAGTCCAGTGATCCAGTGGGTGGTAATCGCAAGTTTAGCGAAGAAGAGAAGCACGCAGATTGGAAAGCCGATAAAGAGCAATCTATAGAGCCAAGCATATCGTGGGGAGATTTTGAAACCGCGAAGAAGGCTATGGCGCAAGGTAAGACGGACATTATGCTGTAAATGTGAATAAAAAAAGCCGTGCAAGGTCTGCAAACCTCACACGGCGGTAACAACGTGCAATAACGAGCGCACGCACACAATGTAACACGACAGGAGAATCAATGCCAGAGGAAAGTGTAGCAGATGCCCCTGACATCGGTTTAGGTAACCCATCAGAGAGCCCAAGCACAGAAGATACGGTTGCAGAAGGTGGATTGTTCGCCCCTGAACCGGAGCTTGCCCCCTCAGACGATGCCACCGACAACCAAGATGCCAGCACCGCAGACGTAGACTTTGACTGGAACAAGGTGGACCTCAGACGAGCCAAGCGTGAAGATGTGCCAGAGGCTTACCGTTCACAATTCGACGTTATGCAGAATCACGTCAAGAGTATCCAGGCAGAAGGTAGCCGTAGGATGCAAGACATTCAGCAACGTGAGCAACAACTGCAACAGCGTCAGCGAGAGATTGACGAGGTAAAAAGCCAAGTCGCAGCATTGCAAGCAGCCCAACAGCAACCGATGAGCGCAGCACAACAGCGCAAGGTTGCCGAGTTGCTCAATGACCCCAATACAGACCCTGAGACACGTCAGGCACTGTCGTTGGTGGATTCGCTATTGAAAGAACGGTTTGACGAGTTGGTGGGTGATCGATTCAAGCAGATGGAAGAGCTAAATAAGACACTTCCGCAGATGCAAGAATTTGTTAGCCAACTGACGCAGGCACAGACCAAGAAGCACTTTGACGGTTTGGCGCAACAAGTGGAAGAGGCAAAGGCTGAATATGGCGATGCGGTAAATGATTTTGCCGACGATATACGACGTGCTTTGGGTATGGATGATAAATGGAATCCAGTACAGGCACCGCTTATCAACAGAGCCACAGGACAGCCACACACGATACGATCAGCTTATGAGATGTATGCAGGGATTACTGGGCAGAAGTCACAGGAAGCACGCGCAGAAGATCAACGCATACGTACCACGGCAAAGCAGTCAGTATCGGCAACCTCTGCCACGACAGCACGCCCAAGCAATGGGAGTCTGTCAGAGTCTGAGTTAGATGCCGAGTTGAGTAAACTCGGATTTGGCAAATAACAGACAATTTAGAGGATTAATACGATGGCTTCTACTTCAGAAACAGTTGTATATGACGACCTTTTTTCATTGGTAGCACGCACGCGCAAATCGCGCATCAGTGACAATATTGGCAACAGCCAACCCACTCTTGACATCTTCTTGAATGACGGTGCCGTAGAAGTTGAGGACGGTGGCGAATCTATTGAAGAGCGTTTGATGTACGCCTATCAAGATGTTGAGTGGATGAGTGATCGCCAACAAGTCAGCACCGACGATAAGAATGGTGTGACCACGGCAGTCTATCCGTGGCGTTTTGCTTTGGCCCCTGTGAACATCAGCAAGACCGATGAGCTCAAGGCGCAAAAGAGCAAAGATGCCGCCAAGACGTTTGCTGAGAGCAAGATCATTCAAGCACGTCAAGGTCTGCGCACGTCGATCAACACAGCGATGTTGTCGGCTGCTACTGGCAAGGCAATGTTGGGCTTCCAAGACACGATTAAAACAGATCCTACAACCGGCACGCTCGGTGGTGTCGATCAGTCTTTGTCGGCCAACTCTTGGTTCCGCAATCAAACCAATACCACATCTATTGGTTTTCAAACACAAACTGTCACCAACGTCTTTGACGGTTGGGTGAATGTCGGTGCATCTTATGAGGCCGCATCAGACATCAACGACGAAGTAACACACATCGGTATGGGTAGCACGCTGTATAACAAAGCAATTTCCACTTTGGAATCTGCTGGATATACGCGCTTTACCAACCAATCCAAACCCGGCTTGAACGGTGGCGGACAAAAGACCGACTCTGGCCCGATGTTCCGCAGCGCACGCCTTTACAAAGACCGTGCCTTTGCTGCTTCGAGCATTTACGGCTACAACATCAAAACGATGAAGCTCAAAATTATGAAGGGTGCCAATTTCGCCAAGACACCGTTTGTAATGACCGATGCTACAGGCGTTTTGGGCAAGGTCTGCTTCTACTTGGTAGGCATCCAGTTGGTGGCGTGCAACCCACGACGCAACTTCGTGCTCTCCGCAGTCTCTTAAACACTGAGCGTGTGGGTGTCAGGGGCAAACGATGCCCACACGCTTTCATTCCTGGGGAGCAAGCCAATGCACCCCTTAAGGTTGCCCATAACCGTAAGGAGAATTACAGATGCCACAAACATTTTTTGCGGGTGCTGGTAGCAATAGCTACGTATATGGCCCCGGTCAGATCGGCCCTAAGCAGGGCATCTATGAAGTAAGCACGACACAGAACGCTTCATTAGGTAGCAAGTTGATGTTTGATGATGGGCGTGAGTTTGTGTATAGCAAGGCCAATGGAACTGCTGCTGCAGGTGTGTTGGTGGCACCTGACCAGAGTGTTCAGTCTGTTGTTGAAGTTGATGGCAAAGCTACAGCTGCCGCTATTGGTGCCACGTCAGTTATTTTAACAGATTCGGGTACGCTTGGGTCTGCTACTGCAAATCAATATGCCGGTGCACTGTTGCAAATTACTGATGATGCCGGTGAAGGGCACCAGTATAAAATCAAATCCAATACAGCTGCCGCATCAGATGCTGTGACGTTTACGCTGTATGACGGTTTGGTTGTTGCTTTGACGACAGCTACAGACGTTGCCATTGTTGGCGCGTTGTCGAATGAAGTGGTGATTGCCACAGCTGCGACAGACTATGCACCAGTCGGTGTCACACCTGTTGCCGTTGTTGATGGCAATTACTTCTGGCGTCAAGTTGACGGCACTGCGCTGATCTTGCAAGATGGTGTTGTTGCTGCTGGTGATCAGTTGTCATTGTCAGATGGTGTCGATGGTGCTGTGCAAGTGCTCGGTGGTGGTGGAACTGCCGCTGCAGATATTCTTGCTGAAGGTCACGTTGGCGTTGCCTTGTATGCAGGCGATGACACAGGCCACGTTGGTGTCAAGTTGTCACTCTAAACTGAGTAGCGGTGGGCCTATGGGCTCACCGCTACTTTTAAAACGGTGCGGAGGCATTGGCGATGTTTGGCAAAATATCAGCAACAGGCATAAACAGCACAAATACAGCGTTGGGTGGTGACGCGACTTTTCAAGGCATATCTGAGGATGTGTCTTCATACAGTCAAGCTACTGTCACGCTTGTGGGCACTACATCGAGTGCTACGGGCACGCTGTATTTTGAGAAAAGTATTGATGGCGATGTGTGGGAATCTGTGCCGCGAACAGTAACAGACATCACAGCCACATTGCCATTTACTTTTTTACTTACTGCGCCATTTTTCCGCAGTAAGTATGTAAATGGATCTACCGCACAGACCACATTCCGATTGCTAACAAAGTTTGCTAACGGTTCACCTGGTAGTATCAGCGTCAATGACAGCAACACATTCACCAAAACTGTTGATGCACAGTTGGTGCAAACCATAAACCAGCACAATCTTGACGTTGTTAGGGGCAAATTTACCTATCAGAGCACTGTCAATAAGTTTGGTGCAAATGCGGCAATAGGCACAAGCTACGAACCTGTATCAACAAATGGCATATATAAAACACCACAGGTGAGTGGTGCTGTGGCGTTGCGCGTGGCGGCAGGGGCGGCACAAAACACATCGGCAGGTACAGGCGCAAGGACGATAACGCTTCAGGGATTAGATGAAACAGGTGCATTGGTATCGGAAACCGTATCAACTAATGGCACATCGGCAGGGACGGCAAGCACGACAACATTTTTGCGACTGTTTAGAATATTCGTTGTCACATCGGGAACGTATGCCACCCAATCCGCAGGGTCACACGTTGCAAGCACAGATATTGTTATTGAGGATGCGTCAAACAATGAGTGGGGCAGGATAGATGCAAGTAATGGCTTTCCTATTGGGCAGTCACAAATCGGTGCTTACAGTGTGCCATTGGGGTATGAAGCATATCTTACGGATTACGCATTAACGGTGAATGGCACCAAGGCAGTAGATTTTGTATTTTTTCAACGCCAAGACATTTTGCAGACATCAGCCCCATACAGTGCAATGAGAGCAGTCATTAACTTGTATGGGATTGACAACGATGTATCATTTTCCCCCAATTATCCTGTCGGCCCATTTCCTGCATTGACAGATATTGGGTGGATGGCGAAAAGTTCTACAACCTCTCAGGTCAGCGTTGATTTTGAGATAGTGTTAATGGCAACATAGGGGCAAATGATGAGCGACATACAACCAGGCACACCAGAGTTTGAAGCACTCTCGCCACAAAAGCGTGGTGCCATCACTCGCAAACTTAAACAGGAGCAACAAATGGCTGATGCGCAAGTTGAGCAGGGAGAAGCAAAGCAAGAGACTGTTTCAGTGACTATGGAGCAAGTACAGCAGATGATGCGCAATGTGGCCGAGCAAGTACGTGCCGAAACCATTGCAGAGTTGAAGGGCAGCGCACCCGTTGAACCTAAGCGCAAACTGTCGAACAAGGATTTCATAAAGACAGGTGGTGGTGAGATTGGCCAGTCTCAAGAGTCTGTTGCACAAATCGCCAATAGTGTCGGGCCTGTATCGCGTGGTGCTGGTTTTATCCCTGCGGTACCTGAACACGTACAAGCACGCGACTTAGACGAACAGAGTGGTGTGATCAATAAATTGCAGGGCTTTGGTTATCGCGTGACGTTAGATCGAGTCGATTTTGGCGTGGTTTTCGAGCCTACTGATGACGAAGGTGTTGTGGTAAAAGGCGTGAAAGAACCCGAAGAGGCCAAGCCTTACATCAATGCCCTTTTAAATGCAGATGCACGCAACAGCCGTATCTGGTTGCAGGCGTGGTTCAACAATCGCACGCTGACAGGTGAGCGACAAATTGACGAGGCCGCAGCGCGTGAAGGTTCTTCCGTCAATGTGATGTCTCAGCTTGAAGTGGGCAACTTTAGCGGTATCGACAATGTTGAAGAACTTAGCGCGGTATAGGTGACACGATGACACCCGGACAAATCATAGAGACTGCCCTTATCCGTGCAGGTATTCCAAGCCCCACGGTAGCACAAGAGGCACGCGCACGGTTTTATCTTAACGCGATAAAGACGGACGTGGAGAACGTGACGGATTGGCGATTCTTGTACAAGGTGGGCACGCTCACCACTGTTGCGGCACAACGTGGGTATGAGCTTGCTTCTGGTGCTACGTATCCACTCAACGTGTGGGATGTCACCAATGACAACCCTATGTCTATACGTCACCCCGAAGATATTGACGAGTTGGACCCTGATCAAGACTATGACGGCAATGCACGTATAATGGTGGTGACAGGTACGGACGCGACAACGGGCGTGTGGGAAGTCGATTTGTTTCCTACACCTGCCGATAGTGGTGACACAA